GTCATAGATGAGAACCGCATATCGTTTCTTGGTTATGAAGAGACCTTTTGAAGCGCACAGCTCTCGTGCCGCCCTGATGATCGATCCGTTGTCCTCTGGGCAATTGAACGCTTGGCGCATGAAGTCCGGAAAGCTAGCATTGGTCATATCACCAATTTGGTCATATAGCTTGCTAACGTTTTCCTTGCTCCATTCAAAATCCTTGAATTCAGGTTGGTCCTTCATCACCGGATATGCCGAGAAATACCCAGAGTCGGTGTCGCCATAAATGCAGGCTATACCAACATGATTGTAATCACCGGTGATGATCTCGTTGATCTTGCCCTGCATGTGCTTGACGATGCAGCGACCACTCAAGGTCACGCTCTGGGCGACACGCGGATCATACCATCTGCTGCCTGGATTACCGATAGCTCCGTAGAGGCTGTTCAGCAGGATCTTCTTGATGAGCTGTCGTTGATCGTAAAAGTCGGCTTGTTTCTTGTATTCGGCCTTCTTCTCCGGATCGGCTTCCTCGTCGGCCATCTTGGCATACTTGCGCATCTCTGCCTGTAGCTGCTTGCGTTCAGCATACCAACGAGCCAGCAAACCCGGGATTATGCCATTCTTTTCCATGGTAAAGAGCGTCCCGTTGGCCGAAAGTATCAGCTTCTTGCCGCTCTTGAAAACCAAGTCATATAGCTCGCTTGCCGACACGGTGGTCGTTGACCCATCCTCAAAGTCGACGGTGATTGGTGTGAGGTCCTGGTTCATGACCTGGTTGTATTCAAGGGTTCCGAACATTCCGCCCCATGCATCGGCAAAGCTTTTCTTTTCAGCCTTCATGCGCTTGTAGATCAGCTTATCGGTGTGCTCGGGCCTTATATGACCAATGACCGTCTCTGGACTCATGTTGAGCGCGCGAATCGCCGAAGGATACAGGGAGTTGATGTCAACGCCCCCGATCCAATCGTGCATTCCTTCCTTTGGATCAGCAACATACGCTCCGACCACGCCGGTGATGGTGACGTCATCGTCGCTACCGTCATCGTCGCTGCCGCCATATGTCTCTCGCTCACCTTCATCCCTCTTTCGATTTGGGACCACCATTCCGAGATCATGTGCTTCATTAACGATCGCCTGATCAATAAGCGCAACGGCACCCATCGTGGTGCCAAGCAACACGCAGTTTTCATGTGCTAGATTGTTGCTCAGCTCGATGAACTTGTTCTTGCGATCGATCTTGACCAGCAGCATGACGTCCTGCCGGTTATACTCGATGAACCTATAGAAATCCTCGTTGTAGAGCTTATCAAGGCTGCCTTCGTAATGTATCTTCTTTTCGCCAACCTCGTATTCACCCACGAAGTCAAGCCGATAGCTGTGCATCTCGTGGTAAGTGTTCTTGCGATACAACTGGAGATAGTCCATGTGTATCCGCCCGACCAGGTCATATGTTACGGTTTCTCGACCATAGCTTTCATATTCGCGCCGCTTGGGAAACTTGTTCCACAAGCACATGCGCCTGGTCTCTTCCTTGCCGAGGATCTGCACGATGCGATTGTGGATGTAGGGAATATCGAAGCCTTCCGAGTTCCATCCGGAAAGAATGTCAGCATCCTCGATCAATCCAAGAAATATCTCCAAGAGCTCCTTTTCTGATGAGCAAAGGATCGTGTCCTCAAACTTGTCGACTATTTCCTGCGCAGCCTCGGTGCTCATGCCCTTTGGTTTAATCACCATGGTAAAGTTGCGATCAAACCAGTTCAGATAGACCGAGATGGCTGTTATCGGTGAAAAAGCATCATCCGGGCTTGAAAAGCCGCGCTCGGGATCAAAATCAACCTCAATGTCGAAAAATGCAACATGCAGATCAGGGCTCGGGGCATTCTTGTAGTTGTCATAAAGGCAGCGAAATATCGGATTTATGTCACTTTCGTGCAGTTGTGTCTTTGGCAGCATGCTTGTTTCACGCTGGAATTCCTTGAGCTTGTTGGTCTGGAACTTGTCGCAAAGCTGCCCGTGTATGTTTGGGATCTTGCCCCTAGGGCTTGGCCAATATGCCACGTATTTCGTTTGATATTCTCTAAACTGTCGCCGACCGGACTTGTCCCTCTCGGCGACAAGAATCTGATTCTTTTCTCGTTCAAGGAACGCATCTACATACATCGTGTAACCTCTATGATGAGCTTAAAACTAATTGATATCTTTGATATCATCAAGAAGCTAGCATGGCCAGCTCACTCGTATCGAAATCCAGCATCTCGAATTTCTTGATATGTCCTGCTTTTGTACCACTTATATGAGTCAAGTATGATCTCATTGTTGGATCGTCTTGGTTTCCAACCTAGGTTGTCCTTGATGGTCGAAATGTTGGCAATGCGTATTGGCGGATCGCCAACTCGCCAATTACCGTAAAAATACGGAAGATTCTTACCTAGCAGTGATTCTGATAGGTTAACCATTTCTTGGACGCTAGTGCCAGTTCCGCTTCCAAGGTTCATAGCGTATGCGCCGGGATGGGAATCGAGCCAGCTGATGGAACGCTCAACCGCGTCAGACAGATCCATCACATGCAGATAATCGCGTATGGCGGTACCGTCAGCCGTGTTGAAATCATTACCAAAGATCTCAAGCTTCTCGCCGAGAACCGCGCTTTCCATTATCCGTGGTATTAGGTACGGAGCGCCGCAAAGATGGCCAAGATCATAAATGTTATGGGACCCGCATACGTTGAAGGTCCTGAAGCTTATGCTGCTTATCCCGTGGGCAACATAACAGTCTCGCAGGAGATATTCGATGCTGATCTTTGATCTGCTACCAGATTTCATCGGCATCAGCGGATGATGCTCGTCCTTGGGAGAATCCGAATCGGCATATACCTCGCCCGTGCTAAAAAATATGAATTTCTTAACACCCGCTGATGCCGCAGACTTTAGAAGTTCTACGGATTTCGTCACATTCTCCTCCCATATTGATATGGGATTGAGCAAACTCTTTGTTGGTCCTAGATCCTCGGCACAGTGTATGATGGTTGACGGTTTATAATCCGTGATTGCCTGCATGGTCACGTTGCTCGTGACATCCTCGTCGGCAAATATGTCACAGTATTTCGTGAGATGAGGAAAGGTCTTCCCTTTCTTGTCGATGATCATCACGCTGTGTGATGTGTTGCTTTTTAGCTGCGCAGCGATGTGGCTACCAATGTAGCCACATCCTCCGGTAACAAATATCCAATCGCTCATATCGTATTGATCAGTCCTATCATGTTAAGGATCGTGTAGGTAAGCATCAGCACCATTGGCCATGCATTGGATCTCATCCATGACGTGATCATCAGGCTGATGCTGCCAACCAACCATAGCACAAACACGTATTTCAGATCTATCACGGTTGGAAAGAAACTGATCAGTATTGCAGCCTTGATGCTGCTTGACACTCCAAGCAGCTCGAGGTTGAAAAGGATCCGACTGTTTTTCCAGTCGGATCTCCATTGATCAAATATGCGTGATATCAAGCCCGACCTGCTGCCATCAAGACCTGCTCAACCTCGTCAAGCTCCTCGCGGCTCTCGGTCAGCTTATCCTTGTTCTGGCTGTTCTTGTAGGCGATCTGAAGGGCCTTGTTGAGGACAGTCTTCTTCAACTCCATTTCCTCGGCAATTCCTTCGATGGTTTCCTTGAGACCTTCCTTCATCGTGGCAATATCGGTAAGGGTTTGGACCCCGTCGTCCAAAAGCGCCTTTAGGCGGATCTTGTCGGCGCTTGAAAGTGAACCAATTGACATTTTAACATGCTCCTCTAAGAGTTTCGTGCATGGTTAGCATTGTTGCTGCGGTCGAATGCTGTCAACTTAAGGCGAGCTTGTAAATCCGGATACATGCATCCCGTTGTTGGTCGGTGTCCATGAAATCAGATCCGTGGTCGTCCATTGCGTGTATTGGGTTAGATTGCTGCGGGCAAACGCCATCCATTGCAATCCGCCGTCGTTTTCAATATAACCAACGCGATCAAATACATATCCAGGGTACGACCACGATCTTAGATAGTTACCATCCTGGCTAGAATATACTCGATCGGTGCCCGCAATCACCACAACACCGCCTTGATATTCGATGTCGGTTATTTGTCCGTTGCCATCAATCGAGACCTGGGTCCATGTGGATTGATCAAGAAGGAACGGTGATCGAAATATCTTCCCCGAACTTCCCCAATACCAGTAATCGGTCGCGCCGGCGGTGACCAGCCCAACGCTAAAGATCCTGCCAATGCCGGAAGGTATTGATACTTGCGTCCAGCTAAATCCGTTGTCAAGGCTATACCAAGCGTCGCCCGTTTCACCGATCGATCCGACGGCTACCCACACGTTTGACGCAACCGTTCCAGATATTGGTGCAGATTGAAACCATTTAACCTGATAAAGATGGCTGTCAACCGATGGATTGCTCCACACCATGTCCCAATTTCCATCAGCCGCTGTTGACGAATATATCTGGGAGACCTCGCTCATGCTAGGGTAAAGACCGTATTGGGAGGTGTAAATCCGCTGCCCAACGGCTACCCATCTGCCATTTTTATAGCCAAGGCTTTGGATCCCAAACCCGTCACTCACCTCGGTTAACGAATAGTTGATCTCATCATATGATGTTGAGACATATCCTCGAGCGTTTGATATCGCCAATACGATGCCGTCGGTAGCTATTCCTGTGGGAGAATCCCCGACATCAAATGGTGCGATGGGTTGGTCCCAGGTAACCCCGTCGTTGCTTTGGCTAACAGCAGGCCAGCTTCTAAATGGCTGATACAGGACCCCGGTTATGAGCGATTTCTTCATGTCATTGATATTTACCGAAGTGATCTGTTGCTGATGAGCTCGGCTAGTTTTCCAACATGATCGCTACAATATCCGAGAACATCCAGCTCGCTGATACGCTGCATAGCATCCGTCCATTCTGGCATGACGCATATTGAAAGCGGCGTTAGTGTTTTGCCTGGATATGTCCATAGATACCCGGTTGAGGTGATCACCACATCATCGTTTTGATGATAGAATAAGTGCCCTTCCCATTTCAGCTTTCTAAGCTGAAATAACGCTGGTATGTTTTTTGCATGTATCCATGCATGATGTTGATCAAGATAATCGCGCCTGTCGACCGATCTCAACCAATCCAAGCCGATCTCATATTGAGGATTATCATGCCCTAGGTACCATGCATCATTTTCATACCAAATGTCTATTTCAACATCATAACCATGCCGACGAGCGGATAGAATGGTGTTTGGATGATTTTCAATCTCTTGATTTGGACCTAAAATCAATCCTCTGTGTGCGATCAACAATGTCATGTGGCCTCCATTTGTTCAGGATCGAACAAAGGATAGTGCCTAACATGCGATCAAACAATAATTGGATTTCCGATCTTACCAGAATGGCCCACCGGAAAGGCCTTAAAGGTGATGTTAGGAAACTCGTGCTTCAGCTCAAGAAAGGCACGAAGATTGTCTGGATGATCGTCAAACAAACGAGTTTCGGTGTAGTTACCATCGGTTAGGAGGTCTCGAATGATAACCTTCTTGTTAGCGGCCGAGCTACCAAACGAAAGATTTCCCGCACGATAAACATGGACCTTGCTCATATCCATGCCATGCTTTCGAAATGTGTCTAGGAACAGATCCTTGTCGTCTAGGTCGCGTCTTGCCGTGACGATTACCATCCTCGATCCGGGTCGCTTACCAATGTTATCAAGGGTGTTTTGCGCGGTTTTCCATAGGTTCTCTATCGGCGTGCTCGTAGCGTAGAACAACCTCGCATCGTCAAACTGACTGAAATCAAATTCCTCTCCCGGTTTGAGAGAATAGCTGTTGAATTCAGCACCGGTTAGCTCGAGAGGCGGGCCGTGCTTTTTCTTGACCAGCACCTTGGCGGTGGTCCTAAACAGGGTGTCGTCGATGTCCCATATGGTTAAAGCAGAACCTTGAGAAGATACCGTTGAGTTCATACGATATTTAATAATATCGTAGTTTTGATATGCAACCCCTATAGTTCGCAGGAATTTGGATCGGTTTCTCGGACTTGTTTTCGTCCGCGGCAATGCAAGCTTCGATACCAAGTTGCCCTCTTTTTTATGTTCTTGTTAACATCTGGATCATTTATGATTTGAGATGCTCGCCCACATCCGATCTCACCACCATACTTTTCTTGCAACATAATTGGCAAGCGTCGCCGAGCTTTGTCCAGGATATATCTTCTTTCTTTTCTTTCCTGGCTTACCCATCCTGGTTTTGGCTTCGTCCACATCCGAATCATCGTCTGACGGAGAATTCATTTCTATCTTGGACAGCTCGTCATAGTAATCCAATCGCTCGCCGATATGATCTAGGGCTATTTCCATGGCCGCCATCACATTGGTGGTATGTTCCAATTCAACCATCATTCCCACGAAAACTTGATCAAAGAGCTCATCAAGGGGTACATGGTACCTATAAGCAAGTGCCTCAGGGCTTGGGGTTTTTCTATCGAGGATCGGTTGATCAATGAATTCTAGTAGTTTCATGTTCTATTCTCTCATCGTCTCGAAAATCCACGAAATATCTGTAAGATTCTTTGCCAATGCACAAGATCAAACATGTGTATATCGTCATGAAGATATTTATGATATTGGCACCAAAGGATGTAGATGTTTATAATGACATCTTGGTCCTATTATTATCGGAGGAAACATGGGCACTTATTGGGGATATCATCTGGCACTCGACTGCGGCGGATGTGATCTTGAAAAGATATCAAGCAAGGAGAACATCAAGGCGTTCACTGATGCTCTAATAAAAAGGATAGACATGGTTGCGTATGGCGACACGACCATTGAGCATTTTGCAACGCACGATCCCACAAAGGCCGGGTATTCGATGATGCAGCTTATTGAAACCTCAAATCTTTCAGCCCACTTTGTTGAGCTCGACAAGACCATGTATCTCGACGTGTTTAGTTGCAAACCATACGACAATCAAATCGTAATTGATACAACAAAGGAATTCTTCGGAGCCAAAACCGTTAGGGTGACCTATCTAACCAGACAGGCTTGATAAGGCAAGACATCTTGCCTTATCAACCAATCGACCAATCATTATCCGCCGTTTGACGCAGCGTCAAACGGCGGAGCCATTGGTACTACCGGCGGATTCTTAATATAGTCGATCTGAGAAGCTATGCTTGCTTCGATTGCCGGAACATCGAGCACCGATTGCATCCATTGGATCGTTAGCTCTTTCGTGATGTCTTGATATGGTGTGAAATCAGCCGGGCTCGGGTCCGGCATCGTCACCGTTCCATAGTTTGAAGCCGTAACTCCGGTTTCGTCGGTCCCGGTATATCTCCAATGCACGACGGATACGACATCGGTTAGTCCGTCATAGCTTAGTTTGGTATCAAACTGGCTAAATGACCATTCATAGGTTATTGTCACGTTGGTTGTCCTTTCAATTACGAAGCCGTTGCTTTTTCTGCAAATTTTGGATCTATGCCGTTTACGACTAATCTAGTAAATTCTAGCATCATGGTTGGGCAACTGTCTGGTACATGATCATGTGGCCAGTCATATGTCACCGTTGTGTGGGCAATAAACTCTGGATAATCATGGGTGCCACCTTGCTTGAGCATCCATTCATGCAATCTCTTGATCTTTGGTGCGTATAGTTCTAGGGTTAATGCGGTACCGAGCTTCTTCCAGCCGATGACCTTGGCTGGTACTAGCAGCTTGGCCTCGTTAAGCCGACCTAGATGTATTACCGGTTTCCTGCTAAAAAGAACCGTGCAATGCAAATCTCCGGCATCGATGCAAGGTATTTGGTTTCTCTTGCACCACATTTGGATGTTTTCAGAGGCTTGCATGCTGGGAATCAGCGTTGCAATGGTGCCATGTTCGTGTGATTCGTTCATTTCGTCTTTCTGTTAGTATGTTGTTATTCGATATCCTTAAACTTCCGAACGGGACTGGTCGTGTTAACGTTTTTTGGCTCCTGGCTGCGAGTTGATGATATCTTTTGATTGTTAACGCCCATCATTTTGCTAGCGGCTGCTGCTATCTGCTCCTCCTCTGGAGTATAGCACACGACCGAAATGTTTTCGTTCCATGCGCTTGCTTGATCCATTTGCACTTCGCCATTTTCCACAGCTTTGGCCGATGCCATTGCAACTAGGTATCGATACTGGGTATATGCATCATTATTTTGCAGATCCGGTATGACGATTGTTGGTGGTAACGTATCCTTGATATCGTCCCTTAAATCGCCTGGTGCGAATCCTTCTATCAATTCTATGATCTTCATCGGTCAAGATCCTCAAACTTGCGAACAGGGCTTGACTTATTCACCCATTCTGGTTCAATGCTTGGTTTGCTAGTGACATGCCTTATTTTCTTGCCCATCTTTTTTAAAACGGCGATCGTGTGATCGTGTTCCTGCGAAGTATAAGGTGCTATGTAAGGGCCGTCACTTATTGGGCCACTGGATGGTATGTTGTTTTCCTCTGGCCAACCGGCCAAAGACACCAAAAATCTGTAGTATTCATAATACTGATCCATGTCTGGAGCCGTTAAGGTTGGCGGAAGGGTTTCCTGCACAACATCTGGTATGTTACCGTCTCTCGACGTGTTTGATTCCATGAGTTCTTTGATACGCATCACCGACCATCCAATTCTCCATTATTTAGCGAATGTTGCCTTGGTGCATCTAGATTGATAAATATCATCATGAAGTACGATGACATTGACATTGATCAGATCATTAAAGAGGGCCGTGACGCTTATAGCGCCAAGGCCGAGCTAGTGCATTGCCCATATCGACCAGACAGCCTAGCTGAGGCAAAATGGATTGAAGGATGGCAGGAAGGATTTTACGATACCACCTGGGGAGAAATCCTTGAAGAAAGCTACGACGACGATGATCATTTCTTCCTGCGATATGGATGGATAGAGGATGGTGATGTTCTCGAGGAAGCCGTTTATCATGGGAAGACCGTGCCACTCCGCAAGGTCATGAAGGGCGATGTCAAACGGCACAAGGTCTATGTTAACAGCGGACGCAAGGATGCAAAAGGTCGGGTTGTTGCTAAAAAGGTTGAATTTGGTAGCGAAAAGGGCAGCAAGTTGCGAGTGCGCAAGGGTAACGCGGCAAGGCGAAAGAACTTCGCCGCACGGCATCGCTGCCATACCGCTAAAGACCCAAAGACCGCACGATACTGGAGCTGCCGAGCACCTAGTTCAAAGGCAAAGGGCGGTTACTGGTAAAACATGACCACCTTCAGCTGGCTGAAGAAAAAATACCGCATTAGATCCGTTAAAAACGTTGGATCTCCGCTTAGGGTGCGATCGGTTAGGAATCGAGGTTTTTTTGAAAGGTTCTTATCCCATTGGGCTACCGCCGAGAAACATGAATGGCCTAATCAGCCTTGGTACACTGGTACCGGATTGCATTACAACCAAGCATCGCCGATACTGCCCAAATCAAAGCAGGTTTGCGGGAACGCTGATGGCCGTCCAGAATATCAAGATACCATTGGGTATGATACCGAGATCTCAACTGGATTAATGGACGGATTTGGTCCATTTTCATCGGTTAGGTGCAAGATAACCCAGCTATCTGGAAAGAATCTAGGTGCCCAAATAAGGGGCCATGTTGACTGGCACAGGGATGAATCGCCGTTTGAAGCACTGCGGGTTATCATACCCTTGGTCAGTGACAACACATATCAGTTTCAGATAGAAAACATGCATCCGGTATCATTAATAGCAGGGCATGCATATGCGTTTGATCAAAGCCGATATCATCGTGTTTATTCAAACGGATCTAGCGACATTGATCGGATACACCTAATCCTTAGCTTTGTAACATGGTTTGATCGGGTGAACGGCGAATGGGTACCAAGCCCATTCGCCTCTAAGGTACATCCGCTGGATCTGTTTGATATGATCGAGTTATAAGATCTTCTTGCTGATTATCGCTTGGTTTATGATCTTTTCGACGAGCTCAGCATCCAATCCCTGTGTTCTCAATCTCTTTGAGATCGCAACCCATGCCTTTTCTCCGAGGCCAATTTTCATGGTCTCGTACATTTCCATCACATAGGTTTCTCTGATTAGATCTTCTATCTGTTCGGTCGTTGCTTGATTCCCTGCCATTTTCTTGTGCAGATAGTGCCAGGAAACTATACCAATGATTGGTATGATAATTTCCGGTTTACCGGTATTAATCACGCCGGTTATCGTGCCTTGGATGGCTGAGCTAACGGCACGTATTATTTCTTCATTGTTTTTGCCGTTTGGTGCTAGTTTGTTTACGATGTTTGAGATCAAACCATGGACAACACCGGGTTGTTCCAGATCATCCTTGGTTGGAAATTCGTCCATTGCTAGCGCAATATCTCGACCCTTTTCCTTGTAGAACGCCTTGATCGAATCAGGTGAAATCCCAAGCCTTGATAGTATCTTGCTACCAACATCAGATACTGTGCGTGTTAGATTGGATAGGATACCTTCATTTATGGCCTTTACCCAGTCATCTGGTGTTGATCCATGTTTTTCAACGAAACGATCATGCAGATCGCTCGGAGCACAACCGTCTTCTCGGCATATCTGTTGCATTACCTCGTCGATCGAATCGTAATCAAGGGTTGAGCCGTTTTCAAGCATGACGGTCAATCGATCCTCAAGCTTCACGACGCTGTCATCGAGCAACTGGGAATTTTCAGTTATACGAGTTCTTTTGGCAAGTATGGATTTCATTTCGATCACGGCATCGTTAAAAACCATGACCGTGTTGGTCAGTTGTTTGTTAAAATGTATCAGTTGGTCAATTGAATCCTGAACGTCGGTCATCTTCATGCCCTTGCTTTTTTCATTAGCAAGGCGCTCAATGATGTCTATGTCCTTGACGAGCTTTTCTGCTCGTCCGGCCTCGTTGACGATCTTGACGGGAAGATAACCTATGCGCTCAGCACCAGCACCGGTTCGAGCCATCTGCTGGCTGAAAGCCTTCGACTGATCGTAATCGTAGACCCTTGGTGCTGGATTTTCGGCCTCTAGTACGTTTGATCCAAGCGGTACGACGGATGAGAACATTGACCTGATCTCATCGATCTTTTCTTTGAGCGCTCCGGAGTTTGGTATTAGATTGCACAGCGTTTCCAATCCGGTTAGATGCTGCTGTATGGCGGGCCCTAAGCGGGCCGTTACGTCGAGATCAATCCTTGACGGGTCATTTAACGGGGATCCTTGACCAACGATCGTGCTGAGCTTCATTTATTGCTCCAAAATGGTGTGTTGTTGGTATTTATCGCCACACCATCCCGAAAAATACGGCATCGTATTTTGATCTAAACCAAAATGCTAGATCTTCTTGCCACCAACCCTCTGACCAGTCGTCGGTGCAGTTTTCCTCGCACCATCTGGCCATTTGTACGTGTTCGTTTACACTGATCTTGGGATCAGTGTTGTCGTATATCGAGCTAACCCAAACGGGATGCCAGTTGCCCATGGTTAACCTCGATATATCGGAAGTTCGATACCTTAGGTTTGTTCTAACAACGTTTTCGCTGCTAGGTTCTTCCATTTTGCCTCCAGCATGATGTCAGCATCAGGCCAGAAGCTCAATGCCCATTTATTTACGGCCAAGTTCCATGCATCGTCGCTATGGGCACGCAGTTTGGTCTTGTTTGAGGTCTTGCTTTCGAGCAACTCCTTAACGTTGGGAACCGTATTTGGGCAATGTCCAACAAGAACATCCTCTCTGCTGAGGCTGTAGTGCATCGTTGGTCGAACCCCTCGCCAGCTATCCACAACTCGGTGCCAGCGGTCGTCGCTCGGTTGGATGTATTCACCGCCGGTATGGATCAAATGATGATGGATATCCATGACAAGCGCAACATCCTTCTCAAGCTGGAGGCAATCGTCGAGGCCCCACTTCATCTCCTCGTTTTCGATGGTGATGAGATTGCGGGCCTCAGGTGTCATGCGCTGCATGGCACGCAGGATGCCAGCAGGGCCCCACATGCCGCTGATGTGGACATTGATCTTGAATCCGTGGTCGTGCCAGGTGGCACCATAGCCCATCATGCGTGCCATGTCAACGTGGTACTCAAACTCCTCGATGCTGCGCCGAACGATGCCGTCGTCCTGGCTTGCAAGCACGCAGAACTGGCCGGGATGGAAGCTCAAGCGTATGTCATGCTGCCGGGCAAATGAACCGATCTCTGCGAACTGCTTTTCGCAGAACGTTTTGACGTCCGATTGCTGCCAGAAGTATCCCCACTTGGGTTCGGTGTACATTGGTAGGAGATCGCTGCTGATTCGCATCATGTGCAATCGCTTGTCCAGCGTGGCAACACGGGCAAGGACGTTTTTCACGCTTTGCAGGTTGTGCCGGGCAACTTCCCATAGCTTTGCTTCGGCAACCTGCAAGGGTTGCCGATTAAGCCACGCAACGGTAGTGCTGCTCGTGTTAAGCTCTCTTTCCTCGGCACGGATCTTCTTGTCCTTGCTTTCGGACGTTGAGTTTAACCACTTGCATGCAAATCCAATGCGTTGTGTGGTGGTTGTCATCATTCTTCCTTTTGTTGCAATTCTGCAATAAGTTTAGTCGCATAGTTACTTACGAGATCTCGATCATTCTCGAACTGAAACCACAAGAGCCACGCCAGCGTTGTTGGAGAATAAACATGCTCCATTGCTACATCGCCTCGGCAATCTTGCTCAATGCATCTCCTGATCAAGACCTTGGGAGTGCCCTGGATGTAGTAATC